CCCAAGTCATCTGTTGACTCAAAGGCTTCTGTTATCATCTTCGCGTCTAGCTCTGGCATAATCATACGAGCAGATTGGTAAATCTTAGAACCAGCGTCAGAAGCAATTAGGTCAAATTCGTTATTCCTAAACAACGGCGCAATAGAAAACTTTGCTTTTGCCCGGTCAATGCGTACCGCAATTTGGGCACCGGATAATCTTACCGAACCCTTTTGACTGTTTACTTGCTTAACAACATTACCAAGTTGCTGAGGTTCCTCTGATAGGATTTTTAACACACCATCTGTGGTAACAGGTGAACCCATAAAATCGTTAAGGATACTCGGACCAAACTTGTCTAAGTTGAAAGTTTTGTTGGCGGTAGTTACTAGTTCAATGCGAGCCTTGCGAACAGCATCCATACGTGGAATTAAAACACGCTTGCGCCCGATAGCACCTTGTAACATCTTTGCTGCATCTTGGGTATTAAGGAAGAAAGCCTCGGCTGTGCGGGCATCTTTGATGTCAGCCTTCTGAAATAATTTAATTACTCCCGAACCAAACTCAGGTGCAATGTTTTTAAGTTCATTACGCGCAAGAGCCATAGCCTTTAAGTCATTTGATGCTTGAGCCTTGCCATAGTTATCTAATTTAGTTCCGTAGGTATCCCAAAACGCTTTTACATTTGGTCTAGCAAAAGTCTGGGCAACCTTGTTACCACCGGTTACAATCTCTAGCGAGTACCTAGCAAATAGAAACACACTACGGACCTTAGATGCAAAAACGGTAGGATCTGCAAACAAACGGTAGGCAGTATCAACTGCGCCAGAGATGGCACCCCACATAAAGCCATTCTTTACAAGATCACCGGGTGTTACCCTGTCAACAAGGTTAGCAACAAAGCGACCAGGGGAATACTTGGCAGATTTAACTAAATCGAGTGCATCGTCAAACAATGCTCGTTCTTTTTCAACATCATTAACGCCAGGTATGGCCTTGTTCAATGGGTCTAAGAACATTACATACTTTTTTTGCTCATCACTTACTGATGCAAGGATTTTAGCGGTGGCCTCACCTGATGCAATTCGCATAGCTACTGTTATAGCGTCATTGCCATACAAAGACCTGGCCTTATCAATGCGACCCGGGCTAAATACTTTATCGCCCTTGTCATTTGCTATATCCCAAGCGTTGCCCTTGCCAAACAGGGGCACATTTTGATCTTCAGCAATAGATGCTGTACGAAACGCTCTAGTTGACAGGTCTGAAATTTCAATTAAGGTGTTAAATATCTTTTTAACTGGCTCAACTACGGGCATTGTGGCATAGTGCCAAGCAGTTCCCATCCATCCACGACTAGGTTTAGTCAGAGGATCTTCCATACCGTAGGTCTTGGTTAAAGACTGTTGCTCTTCGGGTGTCTTAGCATTAAAAGCCTTGTTAGCGACATCTCTTGGTAGGTTGGAAAGTTCCCTGTGGGTAGCCTGTTGCTTAATAAAGTTATCCATCTGAGCCTTTTGTGCAGGAGTAAGCCCAGCCGCAAAGGATGCGGTCTTTAATGGTTCATCCATTAGTCTCCACGCGCTAGTGCTTCCTGATACAAGATGGCAATTTCACCTGTATCATCATATGGAAGCATTGCCACCAAGGTATCTGACAATTTGGTTGATGTCTTAGTCATCATTAGTGCGCTAGAGCCGGCACCACTTCCCATATTAACACCATTAGTAACAGGTTCATTGGGACGGATAGTGGGGTCATACATACCAGTAACGGGTGTCTGACTTGACTGACCTAAACTCTCACGAAATGTACTTGGTGCCTGGCCACGAACATCTGGACTAGTTGAAAGAGCTGCACCTGATTTAATGTCAGCAGTCTCAACACCCTCACCATAACCGGTAGAACCCATATCTAACCTATCGGTGCGTACTGCAAACTTTCCGGGACCTGACACACCTGCGAGAGGGTTCATTGGCGCAGTTGTCATTTGTCTCCCTCTAAACTTTCTAAATCTTTAGCCATATCTTCCCAAGTGTTGTTAATCTTGGTGGTGCGATTGGAGTGGTAAATTGAAACTTCCTTTAATTCATCTGCGAATGTTTCTACTATCTGTGTAAAGTTATGAACCAAGTTGGCAAAGATGACCACAAAGTCTGATAAGCGTACAGGGCGCGGTATTTCCTCTTTATGATTTAGCACCCTGTACACCTTTCAAATAAAGTCATTATCCCTTTTTTACTTTGGTTCCCTTTTTTCCTGCCGAGACAGTACCAAAAACGATGTCCAATCCCTTTGCCTTGCCTGTCTTGACAACTTTGCCTTCAACATTCTTGGACATAGGTGCTGGTGCGACTGATCCTTTTTTCATATTTACACCTCCCTCGGTTATGCTCCACCGGATATACCGGCTAGTAGTTGGGCTATATCGGGTTTTTGACCAACAGTAGGGGCCTGACCAGCTTGTTCTTGTGAAGGTTGCTGCGAGGCAGAAGCGGTCGGCTCACCTACTGTTGGAAGTTGTGGTCCACCTGGCATAACCGCGTTAGGGTCTATGGCTGGTGGTGGTGGAGGTGGTGCAAATACTTTCTGTACAATTGATTCTAGCGAGAGTCCCTTTTGCCGACCCGCGATAACATCTGCGATGTGCGCGACAATCTGAGAAGGGTCCTGTCCCTGCGATGCCAATACTGGAATAGCCTGGGCATACTGAGCCACAGCAACGCGCAGAGAGTCCCGCATTTCTTCGATATCAACACGTTGCTCTTCTTGGGTAACATTTAACTCCATCGGAATCTCTCGGCGAACGTAATCTCTAGAAACTAATTTATCTGAACGCATTTGTAGCAAAGCAATGATGGCGCGGTTCGGGTCCATACCCGACATAATTCCATAGCGAACATCTACACCGTACTCACCCTTGATGTCACGAGAGGGGGTGTACTTCATTGAGTAAGGGGTACCATCGTCTGTACCCTTGATAGTCTTGGACATATTGCCAAAGACCTTTTCGTCTATCTCAAAGCAAAGCGAAAGTAGTTCGGTAAAGAGTCTAGTAAACTGTGCTTGTGCCGCTTTAATCTGTGTGTCAAAACCTGCTTGTAGGGCTTGTACGCCACGACCAGTAACAACTGATGAACTGGACTCACCTGAACGAGACTCGGGGTAGCGTGCACCGATTCGCAGTTCGCGCTCTAGTACGCCGGACTCAGTAAAGATACCGGGTGGAAGTTCTAGTGGAACACGGCGAATACCTTGTGGGTTAGCTGAGCGCATAATCGCATCTGGACCAAGGGCTAATTCTTGTACATCTTGTGGAATAGCAATAGGTGCTTGAATGGATTTCTCTGCTGCTTGGATTTGCAAGATAGCAAACCGCGCACGCGCTAACTGTACGCCCAATACATCATCAAACTGACCGCGAGCATCACCATCTAAAGATGGGCGCTGGATTACTCTTGCTAAACACTTACCTAACACGTTCTTAGTTTGACCTAAGACCAAGTTCTTGCGCTCTGGTAAGTAGATAAGGTCTTGGTCTTTGTCGTGGTAGCGCACTAGTGAAAGATATGGGGCAACACTTTGGAATAGTTCTTTACCCATAATTTCATCGTAGAACTCAGGGTACTGAGATGCTAAGGATTCAGGGTCAGTAACGATTATCTGAGTTAAGGACAGGGTGCGGCCAAAGCGATCCATTTCAGCGTAAGTACCAAATGGGCTAAGTAATCTAATGCGAGGGTTGTTATCGTCATAATCCATCTCGATCATCGCTGGCAGGAACCCGTAGGTGTTATACCAATCAGCGCCGGTATACATCTGCAATTGCAGGTCAGAGGATGAAAGGTAATAGTTTCCAATACGAGTTCTAGTGTCTGCTGCTTTGCGTGCGGCATCTGAAACCATATTCGTAGCAGAGCAGTTAACAGATGGCAATGGTGCCATCGCTTCTGCTAGGTCACGCGCAGCTACATCAATAAAGTTGGCAACAAGTGGCTTCGGGTAGTCATCATTAAACATTCCAGGAAAGACCTTGGATATGTCTCCTTGACGCACCGAGAGAACATCACGCATCCTGCTATCACGTGCCTGATTGCGAGACTTCAAGCGGGATATCTTCGCTTCAATTTCTTTGACCGAGAGCATCTCAGTTAACTCCCTTTCTTAGATTACTACGGGTGGCACTATTTTATTTACCCTTGGAAAGATTATTTGGATTTTGCTTTATTGCGTTTAGATATTGCACTAGCCTTGCTCTTGGCATCAGATTTAGATGATGCACCCCAAGCCTGTAGGCTTAGCAATAGACGGGTAGGTTCACCGTTTGGTTTACGCTCAGGTCCGGGCATACCACCCATACGTGCAAGGAAAGATGCTCTGCGTGGGTTGTCTCCTGCTTTAACAGGCGCTTTTAG